TAGATACTATTGGTCGGGAAAGCTATAAGGTCCGCATTACTGGTGCCGAAAACCAACTAAAGTTTCAGCAGGAGATCGGGTTCCAACTTATTCGAAAGCGGGAGAAACTAAAAGAATTCTTAGAGGGAGCAAGCCTCAAATGTCTAAACACAATCCCCTCGATAGGAAAGAGGATTAAGAAAATCGTCGGTAAGAAACTCGGATTAAGAGACAACCTCCGTGAAGACACCGCTCGCGAAGCCCTATCCAAGCTCGACGCGCCGAAAGAGGATTTGGAGAAACTCCTTGAGACCTGCTCGTATAGATATAGCTCCGTCGTCAAGATTGAGAGAGTGAAGACCCGAACCGTTGATATTACCGTCGATAAGGAGAAAAATTACGTCGGGAATGGTATCATAACCCTGAACACCTTCCGCCAGTCTCGTCTTTTGTTTCAGACTCTGGAGGATATTTCCTATAAGATCGAAGCCTCCCTGTTTTCTGAATGTATGACGGGTAAACCTGTTCACGCCAACGACCAGTGGACAATGAAGTTTGATAATGGGAGTGTAATCATGGCGTTGCCTCTTGGAGACGGCTGCCAAGTGCTTGATACTCAGGTACTTACAAAAAATGGCTTCAAAACCTTCGGTGATTACATGCCCCATAATCTGGATACATCCATCGACCACCAAGAGTTCACTTCTCCGAACCAGCAGGTCTGGTCAAACGGGAGGTTCCGAAAAACCGACCAACAGTTCTACAACGGGATTCGCCCCACGAAAAAACTTATCACAAAGAAAGGGGTCTCAACCGAAGCCACCTTAAACCATAAATTTAAGGTCTGCGACGGTCAAAATGTAGTCTGGAAAGAAACTGGGAAGTTTAAAGTCGGCGACAATATTCTCATAGATAAATCTGTTCGCTGGCACGAGGGGGATACAGATCTCACCAAAGATGAGTGTTATGCCTTCGGATCTTTAATTGGCGACGGATGCTTTAGAAAAGATGGGTCTTACCTTCTGGGGTTCGCCACGGGCGACCCAGAAATGGTTGACTATATGAGGAAGGGTACCCCATTTCTATGGAAACAAAGTGATGAATTTCACTGGTATGGGACGGGGGGCCAAGAGGTCAGGGATAAGTATTTAGCTAAGTTCGACTATATGGATGAAAAATTATGGGCCACGAAAAACAAGCACATCCCAGCCCCAATCCTCAATTCCTCGAAAGAGAAAATGTCCGCATTCATACGAGGGCTGATGGATACGGATGGCGGAGTTCAGGTCCAGACAGCCAAAGGCGGCACAGCTATCACGGCAACTTTCTACAACACCTCAGAGCGCCTAATTGACGACCTCCAGTATGTCTTACTCCACTACGGCATCGTCGCCAATAAATCCACCCGTAACCGCGACTTCGATAAAAGAGTAGGTAAAGTAGACTGGGCAACCTCCTACGAGCTACACATCACAGGCGAAGACGTAAAGACATTCGCCGAAGAAATCGGCTTCCGCCTGAAGCGTAAACAGGAAAAACTCCAAACGGCTGTCGCGGCCAAAAAACGCTGGAGATCTTTATCCGACAATGCGGTCTCGGTCGATATGTCGATACTGGAGGATATATCTAAAACCAGAATCCCCAAGGGCAAAAGAATTGGCGACTTCAGGGGACTAGCCTCCCTCAAAAGGAAAAAAGTCATAACCAAACACCAATTAAATCTATTCGTCCAAAACTACGAATTCACCGACGACCCGCGCTTAGAGCCCCTAAAGGCTCTCTGCGATCCCAACGTATACTTCGACACCATCGTTGATATTCAGGACTCCGAGGCTCCCACGGCGGATCTTCATGTGCCAGACGGCCACGAATACTGCGCTAACGGCTTCTTCTCCCACAACTCCAAGCTCCGTGGTTTCCGTTTCAACTGTATNATTATTGATGAAATGTTGCTTATGCCAGAGAAGGTCTTGAACGAAGTTATTATGCCGTTCCTTTCGACCAACGCTAACGTTAAGCAGCGCTCAGAAGCAGAAGATATTTATACCGAGGCCGTTGGAAAGGGAATCATTACCCAAGAAGACTATGACCAAATAAAGAAAACTCACCCACTATTCCGAAACAATAAGATGATCGGACTTTCTTCTGCGTCGTACCAGTTTGAATACCTTTATCAGTTGTATAAAGATTATATGGGGAAAATAACGAAGGGCACCAATGACGGCAAGGACCTACTAAAAGATGGGTCAAATAAAACTGGAGGGTACTTACTCGATCTTCCAGATGTCATACGATATCGCCCCTATGGGTCTCTACAATGAGAGTTTGCTCGAAAAATCTAAGAGCGAAATGAAGTAAAGCTCAGTTTGCCCGAGAGTTCGGATCTCAGTTTACCGACGAAAGTTCTGGTTACTTTAGCGTGTCGTCAATCGATAAGTGTACTACTCCGATGGGCGCCTATCCTTGCGCTCAGCTAAAAGGTGATGATAAATCTCGATACCTTCTGGCTACCGACCCCAATGCGTCCGAAAGTGATACTTCTGACTTCTTCGCTATGGTGTTGTTTAGAATAGAGGATGACGGGCGATTTACTCAGGTTCACACGTACGGTATTGCTGGTTCTAAATATAGTAACCATATCAAATACTTCCATTACATGCTTAAGCATTTTAATATTGAAATGATTGTAATGGATAATGCTGGTGGTATTCAGTTCCTTAGAGCTTGTCAGGAGAGTAAGATCTTTAGTGACGACCCTATCCCATTAGAGCTGATCACAGATGTTGACCTTAGCGTCTCCGAAGATGCGGCTGAAAAGGCAGAGCTTAAGAAATTCAGGAACACCTACAATAAAACCCGAGGCAGGATCGTCTACCTGCAGAAGTTCACGGCAGATTGGGCCAGACAGTCCAATGAGGACCTTCAGTTTAGTATTGATAGTGGCCAAATTAAATGGGCGTCAGATATTTCAGCCATCGACCGCGAATTCCAAAAAGCGCAAAAGGTAGATATTGGTATCGAGAAACTAACCTTTACTGGTGATGAAAATATCGACTTCCAAGGAAATATAATTGAGGACGACTACAAGAAGTTCAATAAAAAGGAAGCTCGCATAGCTAAACAAATCGATTTCATCGAACATCAGGAATTTTTAATGACCTTAACTCGCCGCCAGATCGCCTCCATTGAACCAAGAGTAAACGCTAGCGGCAATTCCGTTCAGTTCGTTCTCCCTAAGGAGCTACAGAATCAAAAAGGTAGAAACAGGGCTCGCCGAGATTTGTATACAGCCGTTCTGATGGGCAACTGGATCGTGAAAAAGTTCATAGCTATGGAAAAATTAAAGCCTGACGATCCTGAAGATTGGATGCCGATGATGATTGATAATTAACTTAATTCTACTTTCATTCTGTAAGTGTCGGATACGCTGGCACTTACAGATGGTTTGAAAGTATAGAATTTTTTACTTTTTCCCATATCATAGTTATACGGGTAAAGTAAAGAGAAACTATATTTTATAATGGCGCAGAAGAAACGTAAATACACAAAAAGAAATCAGGACTACTGGAACAATAAGAACCCTAAGGTTGAATCGGGGGCGGCTTTAGGTCCAGTCCGACATGGAGATGAAAATTGGGAAGGTCCTTTAGATACGATGAGTAATGAAGATGAGGCTCGTATCCGTAGGGGACGATCAATCGCTAGGGTCAACTCTTCCGTATCTACGTCTCGTCAGAACAGGATCGGCCAAAGCGCTTTACCAAACAAGTTCGTTAATATCGATGGACTTAACCTACCCTACTACAATTCGAAGGGTAGTGTAAACATTTCGGACGCGGTAAGTCTATGTCAAAAAGCCTATGCTCACGTTGGCACATTTAGAAACGCTATCGACGTTATGACTGAGTTCAGTAATGCAGACACGTACCTTACTGGCGGAAATAAGCAGAGCCGACTCTTTATCGAGAAGTGGCTGGAAAAAGTCAGTCTATCAGCATTCTCCGAGCAGTTCTTTAGGGAGTATTACAGATCAGGTAATGTATTTATTTATAAGTTCGAAGGGAGTTTCTCTCCTGAGGATATTAAGAATCTGAAAAAGATGTATTCCGACGCGGCGACTAAGCTTAAACTGCCTGTACGATACACGATTTTCGACCCAAAGGACATCGTTATGACTGGCGCTTCATCTTTAGATAAAGGGCTTTATAAGAAAGTTCTGTCAGCCTACGAGCTAATCAAAATCAAATCAAAGGCCACCCCTGAAGATAGGGAGGTGTACAACTCTTTACCTAAAAAGGTTCGGGACGAAATCGATAAGGGAGCCTTCGGTCAAGAGGGTATTTCAATAGACCTCGACACGACCCGTCTATCTATGGCCTTCTATAAGAAGCAGGATTACGAGCCTTTTGCTATTCCTTTTGGCTTTTGTGTCTTAGATGATATTGACCATAAGATTGAGCTTAAGAAGAGCGATAGGGCTATTTCCCGCACTATTCAGCAGGTGGTTCTTCTCGTTACCATGGGTAATGAGCCAGAAAAGCACGGCATCAACGGTAAGGCTATGGCGGCGATGCGCGAGATGCTCAAGAACGAGACTGTTGGAAGGACTATCGTATCCGATTACACAACAAAAGGTGAGTTTATCATTCCTGACATCGGTGATATCTTGAATCCTAAAAAGTATGAGATCGTCAACGCCGATATCCAAGAGGGGCTTCAGAACTTCATTTTTAGTAGCGGCGAGAAGTTCGCTAACCAAAATATCAAGGTAGAGGTATTCCTTGAGAGACTTAAAGAAGGGCGAAAGATTTTTATAAACAAATTCCTGCAGCCTCAAATCCGCGCGGTTTGTAAGGCTATGGGTTTTAAGTCTATTCCTAAGGTCAAGTTCCAAGACGTAGACCTAAAGGACGATACTCAAGTCAATAGGATATACATTCGCCTATTAGAGCTTGGTATAATCACAGCGCCACAAGCTTTCAAAGCCATGGAAACTGGCATTCTTCCAACTCAGGAGGAAATTGGGGAGTCTCAGGAAAAATATACGGAAGATAGAAAGAAGGGTTATTACAACCCTCTCGTTGGTGGTCAGCCGCCAAATGCCGAAGAACACTTCCAAGAAGAACTAAAGGTTCAGAAAGATCAGATAAAGGAGCAGGCTAAGGTTGCCAAACAGAATGCTGCCAAGCCTTCCGCCAAGCCTTCCGCAGGCCCCAACCCGAACTCTTCTAACAATGGTCGCCCAGCAGGCACTAAAGCCCCTCAGACAACTAAGAACGTCGGGCCAATCGGAACGTCCAAAGCCAACAAGTTCTCCATAAAGGACCTGAAGACTACTCTTTTCGACGTTAGCACTTTCATCAGTAAGACCGAGGCCGCACTAAGAAGAAAATACCAGATCAAAGAACTTCAGGAAGAGCAGAAGAGTTTCGCGTTCGATCTTGCCGAAAATATTATCAACACTCGCTCTAAGGGTCAGTGGGATAAGGAAATGAGAGAGACGATCAAAGATCCAGAATCTACACTCGGCGCATTCGTCAATAACGACCAGACTCAAGCGATTGATGATCTAGCGGTAAAATTTAATGTAGATACTTTCCAAGCATCTCTTCTTTATCATAGCAAATGGCAAGGAGAGTAACATACGGATCGGCGTCAGTATATGCTGGCCCAAATGCTACCACTGGAAATCTGTCGGACCCTAACTTAAACCAACTGTCCAGAGTTCAGAGTTATGATCTGAGTTTCACCCCAGCGGAAACGACGGTGTCTCAGATGGGCAACGATATATTTACTGATGCCGAGGTTGGTGGACCCACAGTAGAGTTTGGCTTAAATTACTTTACATCTAATGGGTGGAATGAAAATGCCGTGGATCTCGTTGTGGATGGTACTTCTGGAGCGTTCAGTAAGCTAAAAAAGAATGAGCGCCATATATTCGTTCATAGTGACGGGGAGTTCCCTGCTACCACAAGTATTGGGCATGCCGCCCTAGTTGGGTATGATATTTCTTGCGGGTTGAAAGAACCTATGGCTGCGACGTTGAGTTTTCAGGCGCTAAACGCTAATATACAAACGGGAAACAGCGGTTTCACCCCAGAAATTAACTTAAAAAATGGGATACAGAAAAATACATTCACGTACGATATCCCCAACTACGACAAACAGCTAAATGAACCACCTACAGGAAATCTCAGCACTAATATTATCAATAGGCCTTCAGCAATTTCTTTATCTTATCCAAGCGGGAGCGCTTTCGGTTCAGATATCAATGATGAAGCTCAGGTCTTTGTCAAAGACTTCTCTCTAAGCGCGTCTATCCCAAGAACGTCTGCCGCCACACTTAGTTACAAATACCCCATAGTGAGGCCTATAGACTATCCGATTCAAGTTAGTGTTTCAGCCACTTTGGAGGTTACCCGACGTGAAGCTGACGACTTTCGATCCGCCATACAGTCCGATGGAGATATAAAGCTCGAAGTTCAGGATGATAATTACTCGGAACCAGTAATGGCATACACTCTGAAGGGGGCGAAGCTTGTTTCTTACGGAGAAACTCTTTCTATCGATAACTCTTTGGAAGTAACTTTAAATTGGCAAACTCCAATTGGAAGGACCTCCACGAAAAACCTATATATAAGTGGATATGCTGGATGATTCTCGTATAATAGTTCCATATAACAATTAAATTGTGTAAATAAATTTATGAAAAAAGTATTTGAATTCAAACAGGAGTCTACAGCTAAAGAATTCGCCAAAACCATTTCCGAAACTTATGGTAAAGAAGCTGTCAGTGAAGGTACGTCCGTTACTATTAAAACGGAAAGTCCAAAAGCCCCAGAATCTAGCGAAGCCAACATGGATGAAGTTCGATCTATGATGAGCCGCATGTACGATTACATGCAAGAGGATATCGATATCATGCAGAGGTATATTTACCGCCTCGAAGGTGAAATGTACGATATGTTTTACGAACATACTAAGGGTCACCTTCCTCCAATTAAGGATGCTGGTAAAATGCAAGAAGCTCTTAGAGCTATTGGTCTTGGAGAAAGTTTCGAAGTAAGAAAACCTACAGTAACTCTAGCTAGAGTAAACGGAGTAGACAGTTATCAAGTAAAGTAATGGCTCGTTCATTTAAGTACAGTACGAAGTTTAATAACCCTCTATTAAGGGTTACGGCTAGTAGTTTAGATGAGGTTTCTGAAAGCCTCGCCTCTTCTTTAGCTGACCTGTCTGGACTTGACGCGCCTAAATCATTAAACTTGAGTAAAAACCCAGATCTAATTTTAACTACTTATAATGGGGCGGTTATTAATAGGCTCAACAGGAATGACGATGGTATAGCTACTGCGACAGCTTTAGCCATTAAAGATAATTTTATACATAAGCCAACAAATGTGGAGCATAATAAGACCCGCGTTGTTGGCCATGTTGTTAATGTAGGGTGGAGTTCATATGGTTCGAACGAATTGCTTACAGATTCGGACGTTTCCAAAATGGACGATCCATTCAATTTAGTTTTAAGCTCTGTTGTTTATAGAGCAAACGAAGAAAAACTTTCAGATGCCCTTATAGACGCATCCGATGAAGGAAGTAATACTTTCAATTCTATTTCTACTAGCTGGGAGATCGCGTTCGACGACTACAATATTGTGCTCGGCAGTAAAAACGTGAATGAAGCTGAAATCATTTCCGACCCAAAACACGTCGAAGAACTTAGTAAGCACCTTAAAGCTTACGGAGGATCTGGGGAAACGCCAGACGGCGAGTATGTTGGGCGCCTTATTGTCGGTGGAGCGGAAAGCGTACTTCCTATTGGTTTTGCGTTTACCACTAATCCAGCGGCAGAAGTTGAAGGGGTACTTGTTAGAGATTTTTCTGATGTTTTAAATGAAGAAGACTCTTCTGCTACTACTCCAGAGAATGAAGGAGCGGACTCACATCAACCTATAACGGAAGCGGCTGATATAACAGAACTTATGGATCTTGTCAGAGCTATTAACAGAAAAAAATAATAAAACTATAAAAATATTTTCCTCAAATTGCGTTTTTGATGTAAAAAGAGGGGAAGACTACATTACACAATGAAATCACAAATAGAAAAACTTATATCGCTCCTTCCAGATAATATTACGGAGGCTAGCAAGTCTAGCGTTATCGAGATTATCAAAGAGGGGATCAAGGACGCC